GCCACGGCGGCGGAAGATGCAGGCAGCCGGCGATGAAGTTCTCGACGTCGACGAGGTGGTAGTGCCACGCCTGGCACTGGTGGAGGCTGCGGAGGAGGTAGCGGAGGCGCTCCTCGTCGAAGCTGGTGACGTTGCCGACCAGATGGCTGCCCTCGGTCAGCTTGACGAAGTGTTCGGCCCACTCGGGCATCCAGTCCGGGTGGAGGACCAGCGGGTCGTAGGTCCGGATGCCAGCTCCGTCCTGGTAGGACAGAGCGCCGTCGACCACGGCGTCCTTGTGCCCTTCGATCACTTCGTAGGACTCCTTGATCGAGGGCCACCGACGCTGATGGAAGCCGCCGATCTTGAGCGACATCGGGTCGGCCCACTCGAGGCACACCGGCAGCTGCCAGAGGTACTCGGTGTCCTCGAAGTCGAACTCCTGCTCGGTGTCGGTGTACTCGGGGCCGGGGTATTCCCGGACGATCAGGCCGACCTCCCAGATGCGGCCCTGACGGTCGTCCAGGCTGGTGGTCTCGGTGTCGATGAAGCAGAGTTTCATGTCTCTCATTCGGGGTCATGACACCTCGGACAGCACCCCATACAGAGGCGAGTCTCGGTGTCCCTGTACTTGAACGGGTGTGCGTGCTCAACCGGTATGGCTCGGGAGCAGTCGGCACAGCGGATTAGGATTCCGATCTCGATCAGACGTGCTTGACGCTCGGCACGTTCTGTCTGAAGCTCAAGATGGCGTCGGACGAGATCCGGATCGGTAGCGCTTGTAGCGGTCACGCGGGTAGCGGCGCTGGAACTCTGCGAACTGCTGCCGCTGTCGAGCTTGAGCCCGGCGAACACGTTGCTGAACGGCCTCGAAGTCGGGATCGGGTTGCTCGAACTCAGCATCTACCTTTGCCTTGAGTCGCTTGAACGGGTGCGGGAGTTTCATCGCTTCATCCAGCTGTGATGAAGATGGCCGGTCGGTGTCACGAGCCTCGGGCCAGGGGCACGGTTGGCTTCGTACAGCATCCGGCAGAACTTCCGAGCCGTCGGTGTCAGGATCGGAGGCTCCGGATGGCAGGCATCTCGAACGATCTGCGGGAACGTAACCACGACCGCCAATGTGAGGAAGGCCGCGACCGCCAGCAGCGCATAGTCGATGAACATGCTACTCCCTGTAGGTTAGAACAATCCTTGCTGTGCTGTCCTTGCTGAAATCATCTCGTCGACGTACTTACGGGATAGTTCGGTCATGACTCCATGGCGTCCGAGTCGCTGTGCGACGACTGCGGTCGTGCCTGCGCCTCCGAACGGGTCGAATACGATGTCTGTAGCCATGGAGTACAGCTTGATGAGACGCTCTGGGATCTCTTCCGGGAACGGGAAGGGATGGCCGAGCTTGCGAGCGGTGCGATCGGCAGGGATATCCCAAACGTTGTCCATCAGCCACTTCTGAGCGGCTCCGTCCAACATCGAGGCTTTCTTCACATGCTCCGGATAGCTGGATGGATCGATCCGACGTCGCTGGTACTTGAGCGGCTTCTGGAAAACCAGAATGCTCTCCCACGTGTTGCCGGATAGAACACCCTTGGGGAGAGGGAACGATCCTACAGGAGGGCTATGAGATGCTCCCTTCCGCCAGATGAACTCTTCGCGTTTGACGAAGCCCATCTTCAGGCAGGCGGAAGTCACTCGAGCGACGTTCGGCAGCATGCCGGCTTCGCCGCGAGGGATGTCGTAGATGTTGATGCATAGCCTACCGAGATCGGCGAGTAGGCCGTACATCATCCGCCATACGTCATCCAAGAACAGGTGAGACTGATCGAAGTCCTTGGGATCGAGAAAGGTGACGTAGTTGAATGTACCGTCTCCGTCGGACGGCTGATCCACGCCCGGATACGGAGGTGACGTAATACCGAGAGCGACAGAGCTTGGTTCGATCACCCTGGGCGCATCGAGGCAGCTGCACCAGTACGCCTTGAACGAGCCCAGGCCTGGCCCGTCTTCTGAGTGGACCAGCTCTGGTTCGAGTCGAGCATCAATCGTCGGTAACGTCACTACTCAGCCCCTTGGTTGTTCTGCCCATAATACTGTTCCGACGATGCGCTTCCAATGCCTCTCGAACGATTGTTGCTGCCTGCTTATGAGTTTCTCGGGACTCTGCTTCCAGCCATACGATCAGTTCGATCGGGAGGTAGTAAGACCTCCGCTGCATGGGAGCCCCGGTCGGGTTCGTAGGCGTTACCCTCGGAGACCTGTTACCCGCCATCTGTTCACTATAACAAACACGGGACGGTTGTCAAGGAGTAATTTTTGAGGGGGTTTGACTAGTATAACAGCCTAGGTGATACTGGTCCGGTGGCGTCCTACGAGAAGCTGATCGAACGTGGGGAGAACCCAATCCGCACGGTTCGTGAGGCGATGGGTCTCAGTATGCGCAGGGCGGCCGAGAAGATTGGATGTCACTACCAGACGGTCTACATGGCTGAGCATGGTATGTGCGACCCCTTGTTTCCGACTATGCTCTGGTGGGCAGTCAGTAACTCAGAGTACAGTGCTGTGCAGATCGAGGCAGCGTTTGCAGAATTTAGGGGGCGGGTGCGCAATGCGACTGTTGAGAAGTACTCGTTGGAGTCACTCCCGGTTAGTGCGCTGGGTACTCCTGGTACAGACCCGCTTCGGAGCCTCCGTGGCTACTTGGGACTCTCAACCTCAGGATTCTGCAAGGCATTCTGCGTATCCGTGTCGGTACTACATCACGCAGAGAGTGTACTATTCTTGCCGGCGGCAATACAAAGCACGTTCCAAGAAATGGGTGTGCCGGAAGAGATCGTGACCGAGATGCTGGAGAGGTACAGCTTGTTATGAGTGATATCTTTGACCCGACGAAGATCACGCTGACCGAGCAGCAACTGGTCGGAATCACCTACATCCATCAGACGCACATGAAGTCCGGACTCGCTCCGACAGCCGAGAAAGTTGCTGAAGCGGCTGGGGTGTCTGTGGATACGGCAAAGAAGTGGTACAAGAGTCCAGAGTTCGAGTACATGATGAAAGAGTTTGGCATTGTGTACGAAGAGTCGGATGTTCTGACGCCGCAGCAGGTCATCATCCTGAACTCGCTGCTAGATCTCAACGACCGGCGGTCCAAACGAGAGAAGTGTCAAGAGGCTGGTATCACTCTTGCCAAGCTGAATGGGTGGATGCGAGACCCTGTCTTCCAGGCTCACTACGAAGAGGTCGTCAAGCAGAAGTTCGCAGCAGCTGAGCCTGTTGCACAGCTCGCTCTGCTTCGGAATCTCGAGGCTGGCAATCAGCGGACGATCGAGTTTTACTACGAGTTGACCGGGAAGTTCCAGCGGTCAGTTCGACATGATGTGAACCTCGAGGGATTCATCGGCAACCTGGTCGAGGTGTTGGCAGCTCGAATCTCTGACCCTCGTCTGCTCGAGCAGATTGCTGATGACATCGAGTTGTTGATGCAGGGCAGGCGCCCCGACCTCGACCGCCGTTACGATGACGCCATCGAAGTACCGGTCGTCCCGGCGTTGACGGAGGGGTAATGGCAACGGTCAACATCACTCATTCAGTCGAGACTCCGAGCGGCACGGCGCTCGAGGGCATCATGATCCGTGCCACACTCAGCGGTCAGGGGTTCCGGACTGATGACTCGGCAGTCGCCCGTGAGCAGTGGTTCACGACCGATGACCTCGGCGCCGTCACGATGCCGCTCGAACGAACCGATCAGATCACACCGGCCAACCTGCACTACGTGATCGAGGTCCAACTCCCTGACGCATACGGCGGCCCCGAGCTCTACACGATTCTCGCTACCGCGGCCAGCTCGCTCGCCGACGCCCGCGTGAACGTCTGACCCCCCTGTAGGACTTGTGGCTTTTCTCCGAGGCAAGATCAAGTCTGATGCGGAGCTGAAACTTCGCATTGTTGAGGGACTGCGGACAGCGGCCAGGCGCCCGAATATCTACGGGTATGTCCCTCATCCGAAGCAGGAGATTTTTCACAAGTCGCAGGCGCGAGGTCGACAGTTCATCGGTGGTAACCGCTCAGGTAAGACGGTCGGAGGTGGTGTCGAGTCGATATGGAATGCGACTGGTAAGCACCCATGGCGGCCCGTTGCTCCGCCCCCTACGCACGGGCGCGTGGTAGCTATCGACTTCATCGAAGGAGTGGAGAAGATTGTCAAGCCTGAGATCGCTCGATGGCTGCCGCCGTCGGAGTTGATCAACGGGTCGTGGGAAGACTCTTACAGGGGCGATCTACGAACTCTGACGCTGGCGAACGGGTCGACGATGGAGTTCATGTCGTACGACCAGGCCGTATTGAAATTCGCCGGTACGAGCCGTCATTGGACGTGGTTTGACGAGGAGCCTCCCCAGGACATTTTTATTGAGTGCCTGATGCGTCTGATCGACACCGGAGGGTCGTGGTGGATGACCATGACTCCTGTCGAGGGTATGACGTGGACGTACGACGAGATCTACGAGAAGGCGAATCCTGCTCATCCTGAGTACGATCCGAACCTTTTCGTGGTTGAAGTCGACTCTCACATGAATCCTCATATCAATGAGGGCGAGATCAGTAAGCTTCTGGCCGGGCTGGATGCTAATGAGAGAAAAGCCAGGCTTCACGGGCAGTATATCCAGCGCGGCGGGCTCATCTATCCGAACTTCAATGAGGCAGTCCATGTGATCAATCCAGTGCATCCGGCTGAGTTGCATCCGGATCACTGGCTGCATTTCGCGAGTATGGACCAGGGCATTAACAACCCGACGTCCTGGCATTGGCATGCCATCAATCGCGAG